TGAACACCAAGTACATCCGTCTTGTTGGACATGTCGACAACTGGTTCAAGCCGACCCCGTTGGTCCGTCCCGACAACCAAGACGCACGTTACGCACAACTCTTGTGCTACGGCGAATTGACGAGCAGCAACCGCGCTCGTCAAGGTGTCCTCACGGACCGCACCGCCTAGTAACGGTTACATAAAGCATCGAATGGGGTGGGGGCTTTCCGTCCCTACCCCATTTGTTTATCTAGGAGAAGTATGAAACGCATTGCTGTCGGTTACGGAAAAAACGCTATTTCGATTTACAGTGGTGGTGTTCAAGATACTTCTCGTCGTTCTGTTGCATCGGGCGCTGTTCCTATGCCTGGTGCAAACATTCCCCCGCAACCAGTTCCTGTTCCCGCAGCAAAACAAGACGAGACTCGCTCTGGTCTGTGCGCGGGCAATGATGATACCTGCAAGGCTCGCAAGGCTAAAAGTACTGACTGGTGTGCGGGGCATCTTCGTGCAAGAGGTGAGTTGTAGTGGCGTACACACTAGAACAGTTAAGAACTTATGTTCGTCAACATTTAGATTTAGATGAACAGGAAGTCCCGAACGATCTTTTAGACGTTTGGGCTAGAGACGCTTCTATCAAAATTCACCGTACTCGTAAGCGTTGGCCGTTCCTTGAAACGTCTTGGACGATTACAACGACACCGAATCAAAGCGATTATGCGCTTTCCACTACATTCGATCCTGTTGCTGACGAGATCGTTTCGATTGTTCGTGATGATCGTCGTTTAGCGTATTTGGGTCGTGATGAGGCTGAAGCATACTATTTGCCTTACCAAAACCATACTGGTGAAGTGACGTTCTTTAATGTTTGGAATGACACTTTGCGTTTATATCCGACACCAACATCTGCTGACACTTTACTTGTGCGTGGCTACCGCAAAATAGACGATTGGGTTGCTGGTGGTTCTGGTTCTACTCCTGATTTTCCTGAGGAGTTCCATGACGCTATCCGTTTGTATCTTTTAGCGATGGCTTATTTGCAGCAGGAAGATGTTGAGTTGGCTTCTCAGTTTATGGGTGCTTTCTCTGCTGAGATGGATTTATTGAAACGCCAATACGGGGACGCTCCTGGTGCTTACCCGATTATTGTTGGTGGTGGACCAAGCCCGTTCCGACGCAGCGCACAGCGTTACAGTCGCTTATCTTTCCCGTTTGACTAATGGCTAGAACACAGATCAGAGCGTTAAACTTAAAAGATTTTACGGGTGGACTTAACTTGTCTACTGACACTGTTCGTCTTGCCGACAACGAATCGCCAGATTTGTTGAATGTTGACATTGATCGTCGTGGCGGTTTTCAGGTGCGTCGTGGTGTCGCACCGTACACCACCAGCACTTTAATTGGCGATCCTTCTACGTTGTGGGTTTACAACGATGAGGGAACTGAACGCATTATGGCGCAGGTCACTAACAAAGTTTATACGTCAACTGGCAGCACTTGGAGTGAGGTTGGCACGAACCTTGCTGTTTCTGGCGGCAATGTTTGTCCTGTTGTTGTTAATGGTTACAACTATTGGGTTCGCGGTAATAACGCTGTTGTGCGGTTCGATGGTTCGACTTCGACAACGATGACAGCGAACTTTAATGACACGACTACTCCAACCAGCGGTAATGTTCCGAGAGCGGAACATATGGCTGTTCATGCTGGTTTCATGTGGGTTGCTAACACTTGGGAAAGCGGCACAAACTACAAGAACCGTATTCGTTGGTCGTGGGCGAACGTAAGTAATAATTCTGTTGAGAACTGGCGTTCTGATGAATACATTGACATCGATGAAGGTAAGGATGGCGATCAGATCACTGCCATCATTCCTTTTGGTGATCAACTTGTTGTTTTCAAACGTGATTCGGTTTATGCCGTGTTCGGTTACAGCACCGATTCTTTTCAGGTTGTAAACGTTTCGAACACGCACGGTGCTGTTTCACATGAAGCAGCACTGGCGACACCTAGCGGCCTTTACTTCTTTGATCACAGCGTCGGCTTGTGCCGTTACAACGGCAAGAGTGTCGAGTGGGTGTTTGAATCTATTTGGCCTGCTTTGCGTGACGCTTCGATTCCTCCTGGTTCTGTTGACGATGTTCATATTGGTTGGGTTGAGAAGCGTTTGTGGGTTGCTGTTCCTTGGGCTGACAAGCCTGCGTTGACTCGCGGCACAACGTTTGTGCATGATCCGAACCTTGGCCCTAAGGGTGCTTGGACACAGTACGATTTGCCGTGCGGTCCTTTTGCTAAAACTCATTATTCGGATTTGTATTTGTCTGCGATTGAGGGCACTAGCGCCGTTTTCAAGTTGGATGTTCAAAATCAGTATTTTGACAATTTGAATGATGGCGAACAAACTTTAATTAACGCTTATTATCGCACTAAGTGGATTGACTTGGATCAGCCTGCGGTGAAGAAACGTTGGCGTAGGGCTGAAGCCGTTTTGCAAGTTGAGAACAGTTACGAGTTACCTGTTGTCACTTACCGTGATTATGATCCAAGTGTTAACTATAAGAACTTTAAGTTTATTGGCAATGGCCCTACTGGTTCTTTAGCGTCTGGTGTTTGGGATACTTCCGATTGGGATGATGCCACTTGGGCTATCAGTGATCGTGCTGGCGATGTTGATCGTGGTGCGAATCTTGGTGTTGCACGGGCTGTCTCTTTGAAGGTTGGTGGTCCTGTACAAACTATTCCTGATAAGAATGGTTTAACTGCACCCGTTTTTTGGGGTGTTGATGCTCTTGTTTTGAAATATGTTCCTAGGAGGGTTCGATGAGCACCGTATCGAAAACGCATACGTTTGTTGCTGGCACACTTATTGAGGCTGCTGAAGCAAACCAAAACTTTGACGATCTTGTTAACTACACTAACAGTGAAGTGATTGTTCGTGACGCGAGCGTTGCGTTCACCGCTATTCCTAGCGGTCCTGCAACTAATCCGTCGACTGACGATCAGTTTACTCGCAAGAAGTATGTTGACGATCAGGACACTGCGATTACGACTAGCGTCACAAACTTGACGACCACTGTCAACAACAACAACACTGCCGCTAATACTGCTTTGGCGTTACGCACTCAAGCAACTTACGTTAATGGCGGTAATGTGACGCAAACTGCCGTCACAACCAATCCGAAGATTTTTGTTGGTATCGCACAGTTAACTTCTGACGCTAATGGTGAAGCAACCTACAGTTTCAGTGGTTTCAATAATGTTTACTCTGCTACAGTCAGTGTGGGTCAGGGAACTAACGGTCCTACAAGCGTAACATTGCTTGGTTTGACAAGCAGTTCTATTTCTGTTCGTGCTTACAGTGACATTATTGGTTTGAACCCGTTTACCAACCAGTACTATTTGACTCGTTGGGCTAACGCTGGTTTCTGGGTTTCGTTCACGATTTTAGGTAACTAACAGATGGAGGCTTGGGAGAACCCAATCCCCTCCGTTTATCCCCCCGATGAGAAAACTCTTCGGGTAATTTTCGCATCCCTGGAAGAGTGGACCGACCAAAACTTTCACGGAAGGCTATTACGGTGCGTTTTACGACACCGACACTCAAGCAATAGCAACAATCAACACTCCTCAAGTTGTAACAATCAATAGTCAATATGAAGCAAACGATGTTTCTATTGCTAGTGGTTCACGGATTATATTACAGCACGCTGGAACGTACACGCTCACTGCTGTGCTACAACTTGAGAACACTCATAATGACACTCAAGAAGCGTTGTTTTGGTTAAAGTTGAATGGAACGAATTATCCTAATTCGACTACATACGCGACTTTGCCGCCGAGAAAAAGCAGCACAGAATACACTAACCAAATTGTCACTATCACTTTCACTGGCACTGCCTTAAACGATGGTGATTATGTAGAGATTTGGTGGCAGGGCGATAACACTGGTTTGCGTCTTGTGTCTCATGCTGCTGCTGGTAGTTATCCGTTCGCGCCGAGCGTCATTCTTTCTGTGACGCAGGTTGCTTCTACAGTGCAGGGGCCTCAGGGTGCTTCTGGTGCTGTTGGACCTCAAGGCCCGCAAGGGGCTGTGGGTCCGCAGGGTGGCGTTTATGATATTGATGGCGGCGACGCTAGTTCGGTTTATGGTGGAATACTTCCTATTGATGCGGGGACTGCATAATGGCTATTCAAATTCAACTTCGTCGTGACACGGCTTCTAACTGGGCGAGTGTTAATCCTATTTTGGCTGAAGGCGAAATGGGATTGGAAACCGATAGTGGCAAGTTCAAGATCGGTAACGGTATTCAGGCTTGGAACTCTCGCCCGTATGCTTCTGGCCCTCAAGGGCCACAGGGCGCTCAAGGTTCTACTGGACCGCAGGGCGCTATTGGTGCTACGGGCGCTACTGGCGCTCAGGGTTCAACTGGTCCTCAAGGAGCGACGGGCGCTCAAGGTCCGCAAGGGGCGCAGGGCGCACAGGGAACGACAGGCGCTCAAGGTGCCACTGGCGCACAAGGCTCCACTGGTCCTCAGGGTGCTGTAGGCGCACAGGGTGCTACTGGGCCGCAAGGCCCACAAGGTAGTCAGGGCGCTCAGGGCAGTCAGGGCGCTGTTGGCCCTCAG